GTCGATTTTATTATAAAATTTATGGAGACAAGTTAGACCGCGACAATGGTAGTGACCATATCACTATTCATTGTCGTCGCGCCATTGTAGTATGCCTGAATCTCAACCGTGTCAGTCTCACTCAAAGAGTAAACAAACGTGGAACGGAGAGTGGCATCACCAGAAGTGGCAGCGGTGATCAAGATAGTCTCGCTGTCCAAATACGTAACCCCATTCAAGAGGGCACGAATATTGAACACCGAGATAACCGCAGCAGCGGGTTTGAACCTCACTTGCACATGAAACAAGAACGACCCAGACACACCACTCAACGTACCACCCGTGGTATCAAAACCTAAGGCGTTACTGTTAACAGTGAGAACTGTGTATTTCGTCCAAGTGATGTTGGGCAAGGCCAAATTCAGCTGCTGAAACTTGGATCTGTTCAAATTAATGACAGGGGGGACACTGTTCGGCAAAATGGGGTTGATGAGGTCAACGGTATACTCAACATGCAACTCACCAATAGTGCCAGAACCGCCAAAACCATCCGTACTGAAATAGATAGTACCAGCGTCGTACGTTTTCGGGTCGGAACCCGCAGGTACAGGACCTGAACGCACATAGCGTTCCCCACCACACGAAGGTGTGATGTCAAGCTCAGCATCCTGGTAGGGCATAAAACGCATGTTCGGCGTCATACCCTCAGCCTGTATGAAAGAGCTCAACGGTGAACCAAGAGCATCAGTGTCAAAGGACACACAACACTTACCCTTACTCCCCAAAGGGTCGAAATTCGACACCATGGGTTTGTAGATAAGACGGAGGCGCCTGATACGGTACTTCTGATACAACCGGGAAATCGCTGACAACCAAACAAATACAGCGGCAAGCCCCGGTTGGAGCTGCCAAGAAGTACTTTGTAAGGAGGCTGACCCACCAACGAGAGCTACAAGCTCACGTTGAGTGATCGGCTGCGAACGGCCCTGTCCTGGATTATTGATGGAAATGGGTTGGGGGTGGGGTGCCGGTTGAGACATCCCTCCCTCACCACCCCACACACCATCAACATCATCACGTCGACGATTACGCGATCGCGGAGCAGCGCCTGAACCCGCCTCCAGATTTCCAATGTACTCGTTCTGGGCAGACACATACCACTTTTTCTGCGGTTTCTGCTTACCAGTTTTCGAGACCTTGGCCTTCTGCTTGGCGGACATGGCGTTCCACTCCGGACGGGGCATACCTTTTGGGCGGATTGGTTCGGACATGATCCTAAATATTTTGTCGACTTCACAAAACTGAGCGTTTCACTAACGTAGTACACTAAACAACGGGATATTTTCAACGGGCTGACCAGGCCCAACGAAAACATCCATTTCCGAAACAGCGCCAGATGGGATTAATTCGAGGCATTTTGACCCCCCACCTGGCTTGGCGCCCAGGCTATTCACCCGGGCTTGCGCGGCTTTCGGCCGCGCTTAGACTCCCCCTCACCTTTCCCCCTACGTCGGTTTCCACGCCCTACAGAATTAGAAGGCAACGGTTTAACCTTCATTTTCTTCACGCGCTCAAGGAGTTTCTCAACTTTATCACGCGTAACCATCGGGACATGTGCAGTATCATCAATCTTGACAGTTGGATCATCCAACATCAAGAAGGGCACAGGGATACACAAACTATCACCAAGACACCAGTTGCAGAAAGGTAAATACGCGAACCCATCAAGGGTTCGGTTAACCAACTCCCACATCCAGTTAGCTTGATAATTCGTAAAGGGTTTCTCATCATTTAACAGGACCAAGCGAGCGTTCCAAGACATAGTGCCGTCCATGTGGTCAGGCAAAACATAAACTGCTTTGCCGAGCATGCGCACCGCTTTCGAACCCAACTCACCCAACAATGGCGTTTCAGCATCCAAAACATGATAAGCATAAGCTTTCTCAATAAATTTTTGGCGTGAATCTGTTAAAGAATCAGTAGTGAGGTGAAACTTCACCAATTGCCGTCTGATATCAGCACAACTGTTCGTGCTCCCGGAACGTAACTCACCAAAATAACGTCCAAGAAAACACAAGGGACCAACCACCTGGCTAATCTCGATCTTCTGACCAACAAGTTGGGCTGCATATTCATAGCGACCTATGTCAAAACCATCAGGCACATACAACGCACCATCATCGCCACCATACATACCAAGAGAAGCATAAGCTTCAGATGGGTCATATTGACGTTGATTGGGCGCACCGCGTGACCTTGCACCAGGAGCATACTTCAGACGTTTACTAACGTACTCAGTAAATGCACTACCAGTCGTGTTCAACGCCGAAGTCGCGGCACTGCCACTAAGGCGGTGCCACATACTCAAGTATACAAGATCAAACGCAGCAAAGATGCGCTTATGATGGTCCTTCGACCAAGCATCCATGAAATCATCATGCCAGCAAACTTTCAACACAGCTAAAGCAAAAATAAGCTCCAAAAGACGTAACACCTTACTATAACGACCATCCATGCGCGAGAAATCAGTTTCGGCTAGATTAAACTTACCGAAAAATTTCTTCATACGTTCCTCCAACACTGCCGGCTCAACAAAAGAGTACCAATGACAGCGCTTAAGAATCTTCGTGATGGTATAAACAAAACAAGAATATTCAAACTTCTCGTTAGGTTTAAAGTTCGTAATAATACGTGGGTCTTTCACCTCCGGATATGTTTCCTTTTTCATGAACGCAGAAGCATCCTCCTCAATACCTTGTCTTGTAACACCATACTGACCAAATTGAGTGCGCTGCGCACGAGAAGATTGCTTCTCGTACACCTCCTCAATGTCAGTAGGGTTTAGACTATTACGTTCAATGCCAGCCTCCTTCAAAATTTCATCAACAAACTCATGCATGAATTCCTCAAGTTGAGAGGTGGGTTCAGCGTCACTAGTGATATCAACAAGACGTTTTTGCACAGCCGTAGCCATGTTGCCTTGAGAAACAAAAGGGGCGAACGCACCACCACTCACAATCGGATCCATGTAAGCATGCACGGAAGGTTTAGCTTCTTCAACAAACTCCGGGCCACACTCATAGTTAGTGACAGGGGCAGGACCAATGGCCATCACCGGCGGTAAACCCTCAGGTTTACTTCGCCAGTAATCAGTCAAAAAGATCGCAGCATCCTTACTCACACCATAAGATTCCACAGTATGGTTCGTTAAAGTGACAGTCGTTGCCAACGCAGCCGCGCGAACGCGCGAATCAACGGAGGCCTCAACTGTGCAAGCATCGAACGACCCGACACGACAAGTCGTGATCAGGCAACCACGTGTGTCATTCACAATGTAACGAGCGAACTGACCAACAACGGGGTTAAAAAGTACAAGGGGCGTAGCATCCAATTGCCAGCCGAGCCATCGAAGGAGCCAATCACAGCCCCAAACAACCCAACCGGCGGGAAACAACCAAATGACACTGTGGTCACAGCCGACATAACGACGTTCCACGAGCCGATATGATGTGTTGGAAAACCAAACCACTTGCACGCAGTTCATCGCTAGAATAATCCCACAAATTGTGGTGAAAATTGGCACCTCCACTAATATGCATCTCCAACAACCCGGACGAGTCGAAATAATACGAATATTCATCCGTATTACCGCCCGCCTCAGTAGGTGTTAAAGTATACAACACAAAAATATTGTGAGGGAAGGTAGCCAACCAATTATTCATGTCAGCATAGTAATCAACATCCACCATGACAATAACATCATCACGGCGAATGTCGGTCCATTTCTGCTCGACGCCCAGATCATTCACCCAATACCAAACCGTGCTATGAGCACGTTGGCGGCGAACATCGGACGCTCGAGCTTGGACCCAAACAGGTCGTCTGCCCAGACGAAGCACAGCATTTTGCACCCACGAAACGGCACCAGTCCTATTCGCGGCAGCTTTGCCATGTGTGTGATCCTTCGCTGCACTCGGCAATGCGAACTGACCACTAAAGACCATACTCTTAAGGTACGAAGGCTTTGGCGACGGTGTGTCTACACACAACCGCAGCACAGCACTGCGCACCTTCACGGTAAGATTACCGTATGCATGCCCGACATGTTGCAACCAAGCAACAACTTTCGGGTATAAAGAGGGTCCAAAATATATCATTATCCCAGCGACGATCATAAATCGGCGAGACATAGTGTTTCACTAACG